AGATGCAAAACATCAATCCGCCTCTGCGCCGAAGCGAATGTGAACGTCTTATTCGAGCCGCCAACTACGCCGCCCCTCTCCGTACAAAAGACCTGACTGTTTCAGAGTTAGACGCAATCATCGAGAAGCATTACGACGATGAGATGGATTTGAAGGCGATGATTCTGGATGGCATTGCCGCTGATAGGGAGAAGAACCGTGGATAAAGATTACATCCAAACATACGAAGATGAAGAACGCTGCCAATTCTGGTGGGATGCCTTCAAGATTGTTGTACCGCCTGTATTTGAGGAGAAGAATAAGTGATTAACTGGATTTGGTTTTACGGATGGATGCTTGCTTGCTATTTATTTGGCGTATTTGTCGGATATGTTTTATGGGGGTTGCAATGACGAAAGACGAAATCATCCGCATGGCGCGGGAGGCTGGCTTTGCCGAAGGTGTGGCAGAGATTGTAGGGTTAGAAGGATTTGAACGCTTCTACCAACTAGCCTTTGCTGCTGGTGCTGCCCATGAGCGTGAGGCCTGCGCGAAGTTGTGCGATGAAAGAGCATCTATTAGTCGTGATGTATTGGCAAAATCAACCGCGGGATTGTGCGCCGCAGCCATCCGAGCAAGAACTATTTCCTGATATAATGAGAGTAAGGAGGAACACCCCATGTGCGACGTACCTGATCAACCACTAAACCCGCCAGAACCTGAGCCCTTCGACCGCTTAGATTACCTGGAAGAAACCGCCGACTATTACAACGACTATCAAAAGGAACTGTCATGAAAAAGCTTATTCTACTCCTGGCCTTTATTGCTACTTCAGCTTATGCTGACTGCCAGCAATTCACGATTATAAATACTTCAGGTCAGGCCGTATCCTGCGTGCGATGCTGTGACAACGGCAATCCCTGCACCATTATCTGCGGGAACTAATATGCTGGTAGATCTATGCTATAAGGTAGCTGAGATGCCCGGGATCTACACGGGGGTTCGTAAGATCGTGAATGGCATCACTTGGGAACTTACTGAGCTTCCTGTGCCAGACCTGGAGCAGTTAGGGTACCGAGGAGGCAAAATCGCTCAGCTGATGCGTAACTACTTTAACCAGTCCGAGGTAGACGCCGCCAGAACTAAACTAGCTGCCCGCCGCAAGTCTCCTCATACCTCAGTAGCCCTTAACACACTGGGGGAGAAAAAGGACACTCGCTCTCAGGGCCACTGTATCCGCTCACTCATTATCACTCAAACACCTAAATGGACTGAAGTCGATGTCATATATCGCTCTACAGAACTTATACAGAAGCATACTGCCGATTACGCTCTTTTGCCAATCATTCTTAATCAGCTCGGCCTTGCTCATACTCCTCGCGTGTATCGCCTTTACTTTGCTAATTGCTTCCTCACTGCTCTTTTTGCCCCTATACTTTTTCAGCATACTGACCCCATCGAATTTTATGAGCACCTTAAGGCTCATGACCCAAAATACTATCGCACGTTCCTTAATGCGACTGCTAAGTTTTATGAGAAAGACTGCCGTTACTCATATAAACACCGTCAAAAAATGTGGGCAATCGCTCGGGAAAAGCTAGATTGCGTAAGGTTAGCAGAATACTGTAAAATGAATGGAGCCAGTTTTATTGAAGAAGGCATAGGGGATGACGATGACGACGCATAGCTTTAATACTAACCTAAGCATACTAGCTGAGGAGCTTAAGCAGTCCACTCCACTGGCTGCCACTAGATGGCAGTCCGTGGCCGCTCCTAAGCCCATGTTAGAGATACTAAACGTTACGCTTAAATATCATGTGCACACGGAGGACTTAGATGAGCACCGGAAGATTATCAAGCCAAATCTCCCCTGGGCAGACCGTCACTTTCTCGAGGAGCGAGTTAGTGGAGATCCTATCAACCCTGGACAAACATGGAGAATCTGGCCTTATTCAGCATCTGCCAACACACATCGCCGGGAGGGTGAAACTGATCCTCAGTTCGACCACTCATACGCTGAGCGATATTGGCCAAAGCATGCGGGTCTTACTGCAGACGGCACCCTTGAGCCAGGGAACTACCTCACACACTATGGTATTCGATTTCCTCACGGAGACTTAGATGACCTCGTCACTATCCTGGCGGCTGAGCCCACCACCCGACAAGCTTACCTTCCGGTGTGGTTCCCTGAAGATCTGGGCGCGGCCCTACTGCAGAAACGAGTCCCATGCTCTCTGGGTTACCATTTCATATGCCGGGATCAGCGATTACATTGTGTCTATTATCTTAGATCCTGCGACTTTGTTAGACACTTCCGAGATGACGTCTACCTTACCGTACGACTCCTCCTTTGGGTACTGGAGCAATGTCGCCTAGCATCCCCTGAGAATGGATGGGATGATGTACAGCCGGGCACTCTAACTATACACATTACCTCACTACACTGCTTCGAGACGGATAAGGTCGCCCTGGGATGAAAGAGTACAATTACTGGGAAGAGCGACATAACCCTGATAAGCGACCTCGAATGACGGGTGTTACAATCCCCCGCCGTAAGTGTTACAGTTGCGGAGAGCATAAGCCCACTGCGGGAAGTTTCCAGAAAGATGGTAAATTCTTATGTAAGGAGTGCAAGAATGCGAATAAGTCGTGACGAACAGATGGGGCTACATGCCCTGGTTACTGCTCAGCGATCTACCTGTGGTCGTAAAGCCGTGGGAGCCATTATTGCTAAAGAAGGACGCATCATCAGCTCAGGGTATGCTGGCCCACCCAGTGGATTTCCTCACTGTGACTCAGCATGCATGCAGGGTTCGGCTAATGGCTGCCAGCGTACGGTGCATGCCGAGCAGAATGCCATTGCTTATGCTGCTCGACATGGCATATCCACTCAGGGAGCCACTCTGTACTGCACGCTAAGCCCGTGCTTAAATTGTGCCAAGCAGTTAATCAATAGTGGGATAATAAGGGTTGTATATCTGGAGCAGTACCGAGACACCTCCGGAATTGATTTACTTAAACAAGTAGGAATACCATGCGAGACGATCAGTGTAAATTATGTAATCTATCCAAAACCTCATCCAGCGTTTGCATGTGGGGACAAGGGTCTGCGGCCTCCTCCGGGGTCATGGTTATCGGTGACGCCCCCACTCCCCTGAATGTAGCTAAAGGTGAATGGATGTCAGGTAAGCCTGGAGCCATTCTTAAGCAGGAACTGGAAGCGGTAGGCATCACTGAGTTTTATTATACGGGAGTGGTCAAATGCGCTCCCACTGATAAGAAAAAGGTGGAGCCAGCCGAGTGCAAAGCCTGCTCAGTGTACCTGGCTCAGGAGATCCAGGAACAGAACCCTAAGTACATCCTGGTCCTGGGCGCTACAGCAGCTAAAGCAGTCACTAAAGCGGCTAAGCTATCTGAAGTAGCTGGTAAAGTAATAGATAAGGACGGGATCAAATATGTTCCCTGCTTTAGCCCGGCCTTCGTTCTACGTGATCCGGGTAAAGAAGCGGAATTTAAGTCTACTCTACGACGCTTTCGGGATCTGACCACGGGGAAAATTGCCACTGACGTAAAGCTGCGTATTCGTAAAATCGACCGGTCTAACCTGGACGAATTTATGCAACAGTTTTCCGCTGAGTCTGAGTTCACATGTGACTTAGAAACATCCGGACTGGATCACTACAACCCCGACTCATTTATTAACTGTGTGGGCGTTTACCTGCCTAAAGCTGACACCGCCTGGGTACTACCCATCCGTAAGGCTCCTACACTGCCACACGAGGCCCAGCATAAGCTGCTCCACTGGATGATGGATCAGAAGATCCCTGTCATTAACCAGAACTGGAAGTTCGACTCTCTATGGCTCTGGCAAAAATTCGGTGTAGAGTTCTATAACAAATTTGATACCATGCTGGCGCATTACTGCCTGGATGAAAATGCCCCTCACGGACTGAAGCAGAATGCCCGCTTATACCTGGGAGCCCCAGATTATGATCTGACTTCCAATGAGAAAAAGGGTAACACTGACGCCGATAAGCTGTTCACATATTGCGCCTGGGACTGCTATTACACCTATGAGCTTAAAAAGCTATTTCAGCGGGACCTGATGGGCGATCGTGAGACACGTAATATCTTCGAGCACCTGATGATGCCAGCCTCTCGTATGTACGAGGTCATCGAGCGTGAGGGACACTTTGTTAATCTGGCTCGCCGAGCTGAGGTTCGTACTGAGCTCAGCGTTAAGCTGGATCAAACTGAGAAACAGCTTAATCAGATGGTCGGGTATCCGGTAAACTGGAACTCACCCGCCCAGGTAGGGAAGGCCCTTTATCAGGACCTGGGGCTTACCCCTAAGGTGTTCACTGATAAGGGCGCTCCGTCTTCTGGGGAGGCCGCTCTGGCTGAGCTGGATAACCACCCCGTGGTAAAGCTGCTTACTGAATACCGCAGCTATCAAAAAATGCTGTCTACCTACGTCGATGGCTGGGATCCATTCATGGTCGGCCCATACCTGTACCTGGGCACTAAGCTGCATGGCACAGTGACTGGGCGATTCTCCTCGCGTCTGCACCAGGTACCCCGTGACGGCACCATTCGTAACCTGATTGAGGCCCCCGAGGGGTGGACCTTTATACAGGGTGATCTTTCACAGGCCGAGCTACGGGTTATTGCTATCGTGTCTCAGGACCCTGAGCTGATCCGCTGCTATAACGAGAACATCGATGTCCACTGGAAAACCACAATCGGTATTTTACGTATGGGTGGCAGTGAGCATGACCTGACTATGGCTCGTGAGACGGTAGCTAAGCACAACGGGGAACGACCAGAAGGGATTACCCAAGTCCTGGACATCCTGGAAGCTATGGGGCCTGACCGTGCCGTAGAACTGGATAAGCGCTGGAAGGAAAAGCGTAAGCAGTCGAAGGGGGTTAACTTCGGATACGTTTACGGAATGGGCGCTAAAAAGTTTTGCGAGTACGCTAAGCTTAAATACGAGTGGGATGTGTCCCTAGAGGATTCATCTAACATTCGTGAGAGCTTCTTCCAAACATATGCCGCTCTCACTCCCTGGCATGAACGCCAAAAGGCTATGGTACGCATTGATGGATTTGTCCGCTCCCTGTCGGGTCGTAAGCGTCGGCTACCCGGTATCTGGTCTTCTGACCGCATGCTATCTTCCGAATGTGAACGTCAATCCATTAACTCTCCCGTTCAGGGGTTTATTGGGGACATGAAAGTTATGGGTATGCTGGAGATCTATGAGACCCTCCAGAAACCCGATAACGGAGCTAAGCTTCGCATTAAGGGGGAGGTACATGACTCCATACTGATGTGGGTAAAGACTGAGTACCTGGACGAGATGCTACCTAATATCAAAAAATGTATGGAACATCCCCGCTGGATCGATCAGTTTGGGATTAAGCTTCCCGTACCGATCGTGGCAGATATTGAAGTGGGCACATGGGGTGCCGGAAAAACCTGGAAAGGACAGAAATACAATGCTTAAACTGTTTAATGAAATCGCTAAGGTTAGCTCCCCAGCTGCAAAGCTGGAGTTGCTTAAAGCTTACCCTTATCAGGGGGAGCTTAAGATTATGCTCAAGATGGCTACCGATCCCTTTATCACTTTTGGCGTCACAACAGTGGAAGGGGAGCCCCTGATGAACCAGGACGTACTGACCGTCTTAGGCCGCTGTATGCGGCGGGAACTGACCGGGAATGCCGCTAAATTAGAACTGGGTCAGGCCTGTGCCGATGCGGAGGAGCAGGAACTAATTACCCGAATTCTTCGTAAGGACTTACGCTGCGGGGTAGGGGAGAAGCTGGTCCTCCAGGCGTACCCAGGACTGATCCGCCAGTTTGATGTGATGAGGGCCGATAAGTTTGAAACGCTGAATAAGCGGAACAGCTATGCTATCGAGCCTAAGTACGATGGCTTGCGCTGTATAGCTATTGTAGAGGGAGGGGCGGTAACCCTGCTGTCTCGCAATGGTAAAGAGTTTACATCTTCTGATCACCTGAAGCCTCAGCTGCGGGAGCTAGCCGAACACATCGGGGATTGCGTATTTGACGGGGAGCTTACTGCGGGCAACTTTAATGAGTCAGTATCGGCAGTTAAGAAAAAAGGCGAGCAAAATACTAACGCTGTCTTTAATGCTTTTGATGTCATGGACATGACCGAGTGGGCTAATCCTATTACGCCTTACTACCAGCGCAGAAATTACCTGACTAATGCTTTTGCTAAATCATCAGCCTTGTTGCTGAGTCACCTGCTCCTAGTTCCGTCTCACCGTATTGAGTCAGAGGAAGAAGCCTATCGTATGTATAATCATTTCCTTGCCCAGGGTTACGAAGGGGGGATCGTTAAGAATACCAAAGGCCTGTACCGGTTTAAGCGTCACAAAGACTGGCTAAAGCTGAAAGAGGTAAATGAGGTAGATCTACGCGTCGAGTCCTTAGTACAGGGTGAAGGAAAATACTATGGTATGCTGGGTGCCTTAATCGTTAAGTATAAGGGAAAGCGAGTAAGCGTAGGTGCGGGGTTCAGTGACACCGAGCGGGAGCTCTGGTGGAAGAATCCCAACTTAATCCAGGGGAAGGTCATTGAGATTCGTTATCATCAAGAAACCCCCGACGGGTCCTTACGGCACCCAAGACTGTATCGGGTACGTGAAGATAAATCATAGGGTATAATCAGCCCTGGTTACAACCACTTTAATTCGGAGACACATATGAGCCATTTAGATTACTTCAGTCATTCAAAGGTTAAAAGCTGGAGACGCTGCCCTAAATCCTTTGATTACAAGTACAATCAATCCCTGACCCGTAAGGTAGCCCCAGCGGCCCTGACACGTGGTGTAGTGTTCCATGAAATGCTAGATGCGGTAGTGATGGGCACTGACTGGAACGAGCCCCTGAACGAGTACAAAAAGATTTATGCCGGCCTGTGGGAAGAAGAAGCCAGCCAGCATATGCCCCCCGAGGAGCTGGAATCTTTATTCCATCGTTACCAGGCTAAGTGGGCGGAAGATGGTTTGGACTTCCAGGGTAAGTCTGAAATCACTGTGGAAGTGGAGCATCGGGGCCTGAAGTTTAAGGGTATCATAGATAAGCTACCCCTGGATAAGGAAAAGCGTTTATGGGTTATGGATCACAAGACACATAAGATCCTCCCGGATGAAAATGCCCGTTTCTCTGATCTGCAGACCGTGCTGTACTACTGGGCAGTACGAGAGAATGGCACTACTCCCGATGGTGTCCTTTGGGATTACGTTCGCACGAAGCCGCCGGCTATCCCGGAAGTACTGAAGTCTGGTGGGTTATCTAAGCGGGCTAACATGGATACGGATTATGAGACGTACATGAAAGCTATTCAGGAGAATAACCTGAACCCTGAGGACTATACGGATATTCTGGCTAAGGTAAAGAATAACATATTCTTTAAGCGGGTGTACCTGCCTAAACCTAACGAAAAGATGATCCAGAACGTCGTAGCTGATTTCTTCGACACGGCTGAGGAAATCGTTAACGCTAAAAACTACCCTCGCAACATGAACCGTGACTGCAAATCCTGCTCATACTACCAGCTATGCTCTGCGGATGTTCGGGGCCTGGATACTGACTTCATCGTCAAGCAGATGTTTAATAAGAAGTCTGACTGACTCTTATATAATGAATTTTTCAACAGCTAAAGGAGCTGATAACCATGTCAATTCTTGACAAAATCACCCCAGTAAAGAGCCTGCCTAAGGTTCTGTCCATGCTGGTATATGGCCGATCTGGTACGGGTAAAACTACCTTTGCCGGTTCATTTCCCACACCCGCCCTGCTGATTGACGTACGTGAAAAGGGCACAGATAGCATTGCTAACCTGGATGGCGTAGACGTAGTGCAGATTGAGCACTGGTCAGACCTGGAAGAGATCTTCTGGTTCCTGAAAAAGGAAAAGAAGTACAAATCCGTAATCATCGACCAGGTATCCTCCATGCAGGATATGGCTATGGTCCACGCCATGGCTGAAGAAGGTAAAGACATTATGTCCCAGCGCCTCTGGGGTGTCGTGTCTGGCCTGATGAAGACCTGGCTGCTGAACTACCGAGACCTGGTAGACGAAGGCATTAACGTGCTATTCATCGCCCATGACCGTACCAGTAAAGGTGGGGATGAGTCAGAGGATGATACCATTGATCCTCAGGTCGGTGCTCGTCTGATGCCTTCAGTGGCTGGTATGCTCAACGGCGCAGTGAAGGTTATCGGCCAATCATTCGTACGTGAAGTATGGCTGGAGGATAAATCCCGTAAGGTGGAGTACTGCCTACGAGTAGGCCCTCATGCTTACTACACCACC